GAATCCGGTTCGCCAGTGAACGGTACTGCACGGAGGAACGTTGGACCTACGCTTGCCGACCCGAGAACGATCTGGTTCAGGATCGAGACTACGTTCGTGTTCGCCAGTCCGGTAGCTGATGCAGTGGTGCCGAGCATCCCCCGCTGAACGGTGAGCGTGCTGGTGGTTGCGGTTGGCGTTGAATCTGCTACGCACAACATGACCTCTCCGCCCGCTGTCAGGATGTAATACGGGGGTTTCCGGGTTGCCTGTGCTGTCTGGACGACGATTGACGTGTCGGTAGTGCCGTATGCTGTTCCGGAGTTGTTGATCGCGGCGGTTCCGTATGTGGGAGTTTCCGCAACGTTCGCGGCTGCTGTGACCGTAAACCCAGACGGGAGCCATATGCCCCGAATATTGGAAAGGTTGATCCAGTCGCTCTGTGTGACCTTCAGGACATAGAGCTGGATTGGCATGATGCCCTGCGTGTTGCTCCGGTACAGTCCTGCGGTTTTGTCTGCTGCTGCTGTCATGTTACTTTTCCCTCCTTATGCGATGCCTATGACCCCTCCTTGGAGGGTGCTTGTTCCGTTGACATCGCTCTTGTCGATGAAGGTCTCGGCGCATGAGATCACGCCTTTCTGTGAGAGGTTGATCTTGGCGAGGTCCTCAAACATGTCCTGCCAGAGTGACCGGCGAGACATCATTGCGGTATCGATCAGGAAGATCGCGCCCTGTCCGGCAGTCTGCGGCAGGAACTCGGTTGCGATTAACGGCAGACCGTCCGGGCCTCCGGGGAACGAAAGGTAGACCTTTGAGATCCCCTGGTGGAATGTGGTGACCGGTGCTGACCGGAAGAAGTCCTGTAAGCCCTGCTTGTAGATCGTGAACGTCCGGAGATCGGTGATCGCAAGGTTCGGCATCATGCCAAACTTCCGCATGTAGCGGTACGTGGTCCCGAGATCAGTGTTGATCTGGTTGTAGCTGTTCCCGCTGGACGCTACCCAGGTCTGGTTCGATGTCGCTCCTGACGTGTTGTTCTGGAGCATCTGGTAGATCCCGTTGAAGTACAGGTTCGTTGAATCTGTGGTCAGCGAGAGTGTGGGCCGGAAGGCGAAGTTCGTGTCGTTGATCGAGAGATTGACCCCGAGCATTGCACGTTCCCTGCCTGCCCGCATCGCGTCCTGTGCGGCATCGATCCTGATTGCCAGCATGTCACGGGGCGGGATCTGTGCCAGCCCGGCGAACTGTGCGGCTTTGGTGACACGGAACACGGTGGCGAAGTACTTGACGACCTGCGACCGGTTATACGGAGCCTGTGACGAATCGACAAGTTCGGCATCTTCCGTGATGGGTCCCCATGACCCGAGATCGAACGGTGCGATTGCATCCCAGTTCGCAGTCTTCCCCTTATTGGCTTCTGTGGGAATGAGTGCTTGGATCGGATACGCACGCTTGTAGAGGTACGCGACGTTCTGGTCAGCGATGACGTGCATCAGGTTTGAGGTAGTGTCAGTCGCTTTCTGGATGTCGAGATCCAGCAGATAGTCGAGGTTCTCACGGTCAGCCTTCCGGATCCCGAAGGCTTCCATTGCGATTTCGGAACCACGGGCGAGCGTGACGATGGTGTTGATCTTGGCCTTCATAAGCTGGTCTTCCAGCTTGTCGGCAGGTTCGCCTTCATCGTACCTGTGGGCATATGCACCCAGACCGCAGGCTTTCCGGACCAGGTCGTCCGGGATGGCCGGAGCGAGCGGGACATCCATGAGACCCATTTCGGAAAAGATCTTCTGTGAGTAGGCTGCTGCCTTCGTAGTGTCAACGGCTGAATGATCCGGGACATTGCCCCACATGCCGTTACCGAAATCCCGGTCACGCTGATGGAACCCGAGATCAAGGCCAAGTCCCTTTGTCTGGGACACTGCCATTCCTTTCTGAATGGTCAGATTTGCTCTTTTTGCTCTCATCGTAACTTCCCCTTGTTCGCTTTCATGATGGCGTCGGCAGTCGAAAGCTTGCGCCCCTCTTCGGGTTTGGTCTCCTGAATGATCACGGGGGATCCTTTCTGGAACTCCATGCTCTCAAGAGTCTCGATCCGCTTGAGCGCTTTCTGCAGCTCAAGTTCAAGGCTCTGGGCTTTCTTGACATTGCCCTCACCTTTCTTATCGATCTCTCGCTGCTCGCCGACTTCCTCAGGAGTCTCCTGCCCGGGCTTGCCGTCCTTGAGCGATTTCTTCATGGGCGGTGCGAGTTTGGTCTCCTCGCCTTTCTTATACTCCTTGCCTTCCCCGGAGGCCATGATGTGAGAGTGAAGTTCCTTCATCATGGCGTGCATTGACCGCAGGATCTCCTTGGTTTCAGACTCTTCGGTCTTTTCACCTTCAGGCTCGGCCTTTTTCTCAGTGGTCTTGTCAGCACCTTCACCTTCGGGCTTGTCATCCCACTCTTTTTCCTCTTTCTTTTCCTCCGCATTCTTGCGGCCTTCGTACCCCTCTTTCTTTCCTTCGGTCTTCGAGTCCTCGCCAAGCTTCTCCTTGTCGGACCCGGTTTCACCTTTGGTCAGAGGCATTCCGGATTTTCCTTTTGAACAATCAGGCATATTACCATCCTTTTTCCGCGTTCCATCTGTAACAACGTGGATTAGTGAAGATTCTGCGTTCGTAGCCTTAATAAAGTTAACTTGTTCTAATTCAAGTTCAGTTGTTAAGAGATACGGCCCGGTCTCTTCACGCGCTTTCGTCACCGGCTCAAGATGCGTCTCGTCATTACGCGCTCCTTCATCGCAGGCAGAGATCGAGTCCAGACGTAACCCTTTTGTCACGCAGGGCCGGTCTTTGCTTCTCAGGAGCGGGTGGGTACTGCACTCGCTGGAAATGTCAGTACGTTTACCGGCAATCGAGAGCATATCGTATTCGCCTTTCTTTACCTTCTCCCAGACATCATCACAGTCCGGAGTCTCCTTCATCACACCTTCAAACTGATACTCGCCCTCCTTGGTCTTCCAGCTCTTTATCACAATCCCGATCGGACGTTCCTTGTGGTATTCCGAGATGATCGGCAGGTGCATGTAATCGTGCATTGCCTTATCCATCGCCTCTTCGGTAATGTACTCATTATCCTTGTCCACTTTCGGGACATGGAAGGTCCCCCGGATCTTCCGGGTGCTGGCAAGGATCCCTTGGATATCAAAACCCCATTCGATATCATGCGGGGCTTTAGCGACAGTTGTACCTTCTGCGATCGTTGCTTGATCGGGTGAGAGCATTCCTTTCTTGGCCTGCTGTTCGAGCTTGCCGCAGACCTTGTGCGCTACTTCGTCCGTGTACCCCTCCTTACTTTTCATTTTATCGACGCAACCCTGAAAGGTCGCTTCCCCTCCAACGGGCATGATCAGTACCCTCCTTGAGGAGCATAGACCAGAATCCATGTGTAATTCGAGGAGCAGGTCGATCCGGCGCAGACGGTTTCATTGACGTGATAGTTCCCGATGCCGCCCCAAAAATGCGAGACGTTCGCCAGACCGGAGATCCCGGTGCCGTCACCGAAGTTCCACACGTATGATGTTGGGCTACCAGTGCTCTGATCCCAGAATGCTATTACCTGCTGGGTAGTCACGGATACCGGGGTATTGGGGATGAACATCGCCAATAGACTAGATGAGCTAGATGAGACGTTGATATAATTGGTTCTTGTAGTTACGTTCGGATTGGATCCGTATGTATTCGTCACGGTCTGTACAACAGTGTATATCCCGGGAATATTGTAGGTAAAAACCGGATTTTGTGATGTGCTGGAATTCCCATCACCAAACGTGTAATTCCACCCGGTTGCGTTTGTTGAGGTATCGGTGAATGTGACGGAGAGTGGTACTGCACCCGATAGTGGAGTGCCGGAAAATCCGCCTGTCAGGAACGGGGCGGTAACAGTATACGTGGCGTTATCCCACACCGAGGTCCCGCCCGAATTGCTCGCGGTATGATTGACCCAGTACGTCCCGGCGGTTGAAAATATCGCGGTGATATTTTGCGTAACCAGTACCGCTCCACCATTAACCTGCCATTGCCACGATATCGGCGCATTAGTTGAGGTATCGTTGAAACTTACCGTGGCCGGAGCCACTTGTGGAGAAACTGGAGCTGCCGAGTACGATGCAACCGGAACGGGCGGTGTGACGTTCACCCACGTTGTCTGCGTGCTGGTATTGCTGCCTGCAATGTTGCTGGATGTCAAGGAAACGGAATAGTTGCCGGCAGTGGTGTAGGTATGCGTGGCATTCTGAATAATACTATATGCTCCATCTCCGAAAGTGTAGTTCCATGCTGTTGGGGCGTTAGTGCTGGTATCGTTGAATTGTATTGCAAGAGGAGCAACTCCGAAGGTGGTATTTGCGGTGAATGTGGCGACGGGTGAAATGGGGATGTAAAATACTGCTATACCAACTGGATTAACCCCGACGGTTACTGTAGCCGAAACAGTGTTTGTTGTCGTATTAATTACCGATACGGAATTATTCCCATTGCTGGTAGCATAAGCATACGTCCCGGACGGATTTACTGCTATACCAGCTGGATTAACCCCGACGGTTACTGTAGCAGAAACAGTGTTTGTTGTCGTATTAATTACCGATACGGAACTATTCCCTCGGTTGACAACGTAAGCATATGTCCCGGTCGGATTTATTGCAACACCATATGGATTAGTCCCGACGTTAATTGTAGCCGAAACTGTATTCGTCGATGCGTTGATTACCGATACGGAACTATTCCCATAGTTGGCAGTATAAGCATACGTCCCGGACGGATTTACTGCTATACCAATTGGATTAACCCCGACGGTTACTGTAGCAGAAACAGTGTTTGTTGTCGTATTAATTACCGATACGGAATTACTCCCATAGTTGGCAGTATAAGCATATGTCCCGGTCGGATTTACTGAAATACCATATGGATTAACCCCGACGGTTACTGTAGCAGAAACAGTGTTTGTTATCGTATTAATTACCGATACGGAATTACTCCCTCGGTTGGCAACGTAAGCATACGTCCCGGACGGATTTACTGCTATACCAACTGGATTAGCCCCGACGGTTACTGTAGCCGAAACTGTATTCGTCGATGCGTTGATTACCGATACGGAACTATTCCCATAGTTGGTAGCATAAGCATACGTCCCGGACGGATTTACTGCTATACCAATTGGATTAACCCCGACGGTTACTGTAGATGAAACGATATTGGTTGTGGTATTAATTACTGATGTGGTGTTACTCCCAAAGTTGGCAACATAAGCATATACCGTACTGGTAGCACCCACCGTCCCCACTTCCGCCACCAGCACCAGCAGGGCCAGCACCAGCAGCAGATACTTCTTCTGTCTCATCGCAGCACCTCTCGCTCTCCTTTTGACTGCATGAGGATCAATACTCCCGGACGATCAGGCGGAATGTGCCGGAGGTTACACTGAATTGGAAGTTGACGGACTCCCGGGCAGTGACATAGACCTCCCCCGGTTGCTCAATGTTTGCCTGTAAAGTCGCTCCGGCAAACAATTCCACGGATGTTGGAGTACCAGCGTAGGTATATACTGCCGAAAGAACGCCCGGAACTGAGGGCGTGAACTTGAACCGCAGCAGTCCGAGCGGTTGTCTTTGACAGGTGATACTTCCCGTTTTATTAACGGTAGTTGTGGGAGTCAGAAGATTCGAGTTTGCTGTCGGAAGGCTCGTACCCCCGACTACTGTACCGGGTTCCCCAATCGGAACGTCAACAACGTCTGCCATAATCTGTTAAACATCTCCACTTGTGTTATTACAAGTTTACTTTAGTTGTAATGATACAGAAGCGGAGATAATAAAGATTCTGATGGAAAAAAAGGAGGATTACATTCCGAACGTTTTCATAGCGAGCGGAAGAAGCTGGCCGATAATGCCGGGGTTTTTGTAGACAATAGCGACTGCCACAAACACGAAGATCGTGAATACTTTGGATTTGACCTCGTATCCGATCGCCGCGCATCCGTCCCAATAATGGCCGACATCCTGCCAGAGTGGGGGGCATTCCGGGAGGTTCTCCCACATCGTTGTTCTTAGCCCTTTGACAAAGGCTTTGATACCGACATGCCGCTGGCGGGCGTTGTGGAAGGGGATATTTGAAGGCCAGTAATCCGTAAACTGATCGGGGGAGGCATAGGTATCGAAGTCTTTTCCTTCGATATCGGTTTCCTTCTGTTGAGTCAAAGGAAATCCGAATTTTCCCAGAGGTACTGCGTCTGCCATGGTGATCACGACACCGGGATCTGGCCGCCGGTTGAGACGACAATATACTCGAACCGCTGCTTGGACTGTGCGCCTGATACCTTGTCGGTCAGGATCGCGTCAACGTAATGCTCCCCGAGATCGGTAGGTGCCGGAGCAAGCAGGATCTCATTCGAGACATGAGCGCCCGAAGGCAGCGGAACGGGGATCATCCAGAGCGAGGTCGATCCGGGGAAATCCGTGTCGAACTCCATGGTCCGGGAACCGTTGATGAGCTGCGGGTTGACGAGGGGTTTCTGGAAAGCGTCGAATATGATCTTGGTGTCGATGCTCCGGTCGATCACTGCGGCAGTAAGACCATCCGCAAGCGGTTTGAACTCGACCACAAGGAAGAGTTTCTGGATCCGGATCAATGCGTTCTGGTTTATGGAACCGACAGGGACGTAATTCTGTCCGTTGTAGATGTAAAGTCCCATCGTTCCGACCGGCATCGGAAGTTTTCCGTCCGGGGGTGATGCGTAGTTATCTGACATTTTTGTACAAACCTCCTCTCTCAATTACAAGAGGGACAATAAAATAATGATAGTAAAGGATATTAGAGTTTGGGTTATTTCAGATAGTATCCTATGACTGTGATCGGGGTTCTCCACCTTCTTTAATCATTAATCCTTCCTTTTTAGCGAGTTCTTTAAGTTTATCGATCTGGTCTTCGTCCGGGATTCCGTGCATCTGGGGCTTGACCCATTCGATGAACTTCTTGGTCGCTTCGTTCTTCGCGGCCTGTACTTCTGTACCGTAAGAATACTGCGCGGCTGACAAGGCAACACCGTTCCCGCTGATCTTGATGTAATGGATCGATCCGCCAGGCATGTCCGGGGGGAGGGGCTGCGGGTTGCCGTGCTGCTCTGCCTCGTTACTGCCTTCTCCTGCGATATTGGCCGGGCGATGGTTCGCAGGTTTTCGGGTCTTTGTATTGTAATAGTAGCCTCCGCGCGGCCCGGGATATGCTGACCGACCGGCTGCTACTTCCGTGCGGTCCTTGACATAGACCTGCGCCTTGATGAACTTGTCATCTTCTCCGGTCACGACCGTATACGGGAACTCCGGAACTTCAATCTCGAAATTGGGAGGCAGGATCTTCTTGGCCTTTCCGATCGGTGCGGTCTGATGTTCTTTCTCTTCTTTTGCACCGGTGCGCTGCTCGGTATTCTCGCCACCCTGCCCGTAATCAGAGAATGAGACCGGCTGATACTGACCGTCCGGAGAGTTATACCGGCCTTCCGGTGTATTCTCGCCATCAGTCTGCCCGTCTTCGCCAGGCATCGGTTCCTGTTCGATATCCATCTCCTTATATTCGGCATCCGTGAACTCGTTGCCGAAGATATGCCGGGCAGCGAGTGACGGTTTAACACCAGCATTCCGGGCAACTGAGAAGCTGCCCCACTGGATCTGTTTGGTGTGCTGGATCTTCTGCTGGTCGTCCTGATCGATATCCTTGATGAACTCAAACGTCCATCCCTTCCGGTAGTCCTGCAAGTAGGGCAGGATTTCACGATTGATCTTGTTCTCGATCAGGCTCATAATCGGGTAAAGGAGCCGGCTTTTCGTGATGTTCCTGCCTACATAAGCAGTCGCGCGATTTTCAGAGCCTCCGGTGAACTCCTGCGGGTTGAATCCCCACATTGCCCAGACGATCTTCGCGACGTATTCCTGACCCTGCAGCCATTCCATGTCATGAAGGTTGAACTGCATTGACTCAATCGTCTCGTCACCGATCAGATGCATGGCGCCCCCGAACTTCATCGGGCCTTTAAGTTCTGCCTGCATCTGCATGATCCGTTCGGTCAACTGCGGAGTACTCCGGATCTGCGGGTGATGCCAGATCATGTTCGGGATTACACCGTTCGCAAACGTCTGGCCGGCTGCCTTGGTACTGTCAATGAGATACTGCAGGTGATACCGAAGATACTTGATAAAGTCCGTGCCGTAGATCTGATCGCTCTGTGGATACATCTGGAAGTAACAGATCTCTTCCGGCTGGAATGGCAGGTAGACCCCGGTGCGGGATCTCTGCCAGTACCGGACCGTATACCCATGACTCCACCATCCCGTGTAATGGGACGAGTTCGGCTCTGTCATCTGGACCGGTACGTTGCCGGCAGTCGGGATGTTGATGCTCATCGGCACGCGATCGATCTCTTTCCAGAACTCCGTCCCGAGATACGTTTTCAGTTCGAGAAGGTATCCGGCTTTCTGCGTCCGGACCTGCCGCTCACCCGGGATGGTATAGGCTACGTGCGGTAAGGGCCCGTCTCCTCGCTTACCTCCGACCGAGAACGATTTCACAATCGCCCCCGCATCATACCGCATCAGGTCGCGGATCATCATCTTGAGGATCACGCCGAAATCTTCTTGCGGGTTCGGATACTTCATGAACTCAATTGCCGACTCTACCGGCTTTCGGTCCTTATCGAAGATGTTCCACGGCACGGCTCCCATATAATCCATCATGGCCTTCTCGCACATCGCGTAAATCGCATTCCGGGCGATCAGATCATTGAAGTTCTTATCGAAGTCCGAACGGTAGACCCCGAGCGTGTTGTAATAGTTGCTGATGCTGTGGATCGCCCGGCGTTCGGCGTCGGTATCGGTAATATCCGCTCGGGTCTTTGCCGCGATATACGGCTGCTCGTAGTCGTAGAACGCGGTCGGCATCTGCTGAGAGGCTTTCTGAAGGGTTTCGATCTGCCGAGTAAGTCCGGCAGTTGCCAGCATGAGGTTTTGGGCTTCCTGCGTGCTCATATACTGCTCGGCAGGGTCGCGGTTCCATTCAGAAGAGTCAATCGCGTTCGTCAGGATCGGGTCGCCTGCTCTGATGATCTTGAGGGATTGTATTGGCCGGAGTTTTGGTGTTGAACGGTGTTGACGATGTTCAGGATTTGAACTTCGTTCAATACGGTCATCTATGGTTAAAATTGACTTGCTCCAAGATTGTGTTTTTGGCTTGGGAATCGCGCTCATGAGTAGTGAATAAGGCGAGAGGGTGTAATAAAGGTAACTTGTTTTAGAACAGAAAAAGTTGTGTTGTTGTTAAACGATGTTCATGATTTTAACTTCGGTTAACAGTGTCGCGGGTAGGATCTTTGTAGCTCGTGGACGGGTCAAAGAACCGCTTGAGCACGATCTTGTCGTGGGCCCGGCCAACACCTTTCTGCCCGCCATCATCCTCCGGTTCCCACTCGGCCACCTCTTCCATGTTATACGGGTTATTCTCGTCATGCTCGGCTTTACTGACAATCTCCGGTGTGCCGATAAGCTGCGAAGATGCCATCTGGTCAAGACCCCAGACTGCCAGAGCGCAGGCAGTAACCGTATCATCGTTCCGGCCTTTTGGAGCGCTGTATTTCATATACCCAGTGGTCCCCTGACCCCGCGTCATCATAAAATCTTCGTGCTCTTTCTTGGTGATCGGGTCGGGCAGGAGCCGGATCGTCCGGTTCTCGTGCGCCATGATATAGTTTGAATAAAGCTGCGGTTTCGAGACTGATGAGAAGATGACTGGCACTACGGTCAGATACCCTTGTTTCGGAGCGCCGGTATACGGCGCGTCCATCTTCATGAGATCTTCGACTACCGGGGCCCCAACGCCCGTCTTATCGATAATAAGGGTGCTGTTATTGTACTGCTTACAGATCGCGTAGATCGCCTGCCGGATATAGGTCCAGTCACGAGAAGTAAACCGTTCGCTCTGAACCTCGTGATTGTCAGCCGTATCAAATGTCTTGATCACGGTGAAATCGTTGGTGCTGGCGATATCCGCGCCGGTAATGTAATCGTGGCCGGGGATCGGATCGCGGTATTCGGAGGTCATGATCTCCGCAAGGTGTGGGAAGACGATACCGCCTTCAATGAACTCCGCTAGGATCTCCTGCCGGAACACGATCTCCGGCATGGTTGCTTTCATCCGGTCAATTACAGCGCGGGGATAGAACGGGTTGTCGTAGGTCGTGTAATGGAAACTCTTCCAGGTCTCGTCCTGTTGTTCACGGCAGTATAAGTCATAGAATATGCCTCGTCCGTTCGGTGTAGAGATGTACCAGCCGTCACCGTCCCGTTTCCCGACCTGCGAGTCAATGACGTATAGGACTTCTGCGTCCATGAACGCCGCTTCGTCAACAATAGCCCAGTCCCATGCAAACCCTCGCAGGGCCTCAATATTCTCTGCGGAGAACATCGCGACTTCGGCTTTGTTCTTCAGCTCGAAATTCATCCACTTCACGCTTTGGTCAGCGATCAGATTCGACGGGATAAGGGACCGGATAAGTTTGTAATCGTAATGCGCCTGTTTCGCGAACGGTGCGATGACCGCGCCTTGTGACCCGGGCTTTGTCATCGCCAACCCAGCACATGATTTTGTCACGAGATCCGTCTTCCCCCACCCTTTCCCCGCAGCTACGACCTTGTGCTTGTGCGGATCGTCGTAGGTTTCCATCTGCGTCTTATGGAGGTTAAGCTTGTACTGGAAGACCATCTTTCTTTACCTCGTCGTTCGCTAACCCGCAATTATCGTTCTTCCGGCGATGCTTGCAGCCCATCTTCGGCTCGATCTTCCGGAGCAGGCATGAGTGGTCAGAACAGTGAAGGAAGTGACACGTGATCATAGCAGTTCGCTCTTTTTCGGGCATCGCTCGAAGGAACAATAGTTCGCTCGGGGACCGTCCTTGCACATCGTGCCTCCCCGCACTGGAGCCGCTCTCGAACAGTTCCGTGCAATCGTTTCCAGCCAGTCACGCTCAGTCATGATATCACATGTTTGAGTCCGTCAAGCTGAGCCGCTTTTGTATAATGCGGAAGTGAATACAGATATTGAAATCGTTTTTCTGGAAATGCTAATTTCCGTATATCCTCGCAGCTCACACGCTTGTAAAGATACGGGAACTCATCATCATTTGAGATCAGAACCGTATCCCCTTTTTTTAAGGTAATTTCTGTTATTTCAACCACCCTTTCATTATCTCAATCTTCGCGTCCAGCATATTATAACTCTGCAGGAAATAGTCCATTCGTTCATCTCCCAGACAGCCGGACAACTCGTAGGATTCCGGCATCAACTGCCGGTACTGGTACTGCTCGAACGGCAGCGGGATATCGGATACGTCTGTAAATCCGACGGTCATTCTTGTCCCTTCCATCTTCCGGAGTTCCGGATCTTCCAATCGCGGGAATTATGATCGGTGTTTACAAAAGTGCAACCGTCGGGATGGTACATTTCACCCGGGCCGAAATCTTTACAGCATTGCGGTCTGTTGGGATCGTCATGGATGGTGCAGAGATTCGTTTTCTGGTCAAGATACCGGCAAGGATGATTCCACGTTATCATATACCCGAGATCGATCCCGCCCTGAAACAGCGCGAGTTTGTCCTGATCGAAATCCCCTGTTTTTATGAGAGAATACGACCACGCGATCCGGCAACATTTCCCGCACATCTTACAGCCCGGTACTGATGGTTCAACCATGGAAGATCTCCTTGAGCGCCGGATGAACTTCCTGTTCCGGCACCGGCTCTTTCTTCTTAACGACAAGCTGGACCGGCATCTCCTCCATCTGCTTCTTGACCGCCG